AGAAGTTGGCGATTTGTTTCTTGGAATTCCTCGGGCGGTAGGGCAACTGGAAAAATTGAACGAATCGTACGTAATGGAGTCATTAAAGTTCCAGATAGTGATTTTGAGATTACGGGTACACCAGAAAACCCAGCAGCGCTAATTCGTATTTACCGCAATGAGGGAATGTCTTTTGCCCGAACAGATGTTTTGGTGGGCCACAAATTCTCGACGCTCAGACTTATTGATGAGCCAGATATGAGCGATGAGGATGAAGACGAAGAAGAAGACGGTCTTAAGAAAGACATCTACACAGATATGCCAGAAGGCAATCCTGGTTCGTTTGGAACACCAGAGCGCCCAGGCGTTGTTGGGCGCCAACCACGTCGTCGTAGAACGGACGAAGGCAAGCCATATCGCATTTCAAGTAATGTCAATGGGTGTTCCGGATACGCAGTTATTAAAGAGGGTGAAAGTGCACCAGTCCCTGGTGGGTGCCATCAAACCCTTGCTGAAGCCCGCAGCCACATGGCTGCTCTTTATGCTGCAGAGACGCAAGGCAGCAAACAAGATTTAGTACCCCATCAAGATGAAATGATTGAGGGGATAGCAGAACAAGAAGAGAGTGGTCTAACTCCTCGTCAGTTCACAATGTATGACCTTTTCGAAACGATGGCTGAAGAGTTCGGTAAATGGGACCAAACCGCCGGACCAGATGGTGCACACTATGCATCTGCAGAAACAAACCCATTTAAAGAAAAAGGTTTGATGTGCATGAATTGCGCTTTTTTCCAAGGCGGCAAGCGTTGCGAAATTGTCGATGGAGAAATTGAACCGGAAGCAATTTGTAAACTTTGGATTATCAAGCAGGAGCTTATTTCTGAAAAATCTGTAAATCAAGCAGAACTAGCAACGAAAGATAGCGAAGTGAAAGCTAGTGGTGGCCCAATCCCGAGTCATTCATCAGCTGTTTCTGATTCAGAGAATCTAAACCGGCAAGCAATTCTTTCTGTTCGTTCACCGGCAGAAAAGGATTACTACCGAAAGATTTTTGCCTATCAGTATCCAAACACCGATGGAGATAGGAAAACTCACTACACATTTATTCATCACTTCGTATCCGAGGACGGACGACCTGGTGCTGCAGCGATGTCCGAACTCAGAGTTCAAATGTCAGTTTTGAATGGCGGAAGAACTGGTACGACATTGCGTGGAGAAGATAGAAAAGCTGTCTACAGGCACTTGGCTCGCCACTACAGAGATTTTGGCACCAAGCCACCGACATTAAAGTCTGATTCATATGTAGATAATTTGATGATTAAAAATGGTATTATCAAAACTCCATTGACGAAAGATATTGCCTAACATGGAAAAAGAGACAACAGATAATTTTGAATTAAAAAAATCTGGCCCGAATGGTCGGGTTGTCTCAACTCATAAAACCGAAATCAACAGGGACTCCCCTTGGGATAGAACAGCCCAGTATAAAAACATTGAATCCCCGGCTTCGATTTCCTATTACGACGATATTTTTGCCTATCAAACACCAAACACTGATGGTGATAGGAAGACCCACTACAGCTTCATTCACCACTTTGTTGATTCTGACGGCAAGCCTGGGGCAGCCTCTTTTAGGGCTCTATCTTCAGCTATAGCCGTTTTGAACGGTGGTAGGTCTGGGACAATTCTCAGGGGTGCTGCTCGCGAGGGCGTTTATAGGCACCTAGCCGCCCACTACGCTGATGCGGATATCCCAGCCCCGGAACTTAAATCAGACGAGGACGTGGATGCGCTAATGTTATATAAGGGATTAATAACCGAACCTATCAATGAGGTAAGTATGAGTCACGAAAATAGCTATTTTAGCCGTAAAAGCCTTATTGATATTGGGGTTAAGGTTGAATGGGAAGACAATGGAACCAGTTATAAGGGTTTAGTTGTTGAAGCAAATGACGACGATGCCCTTATTGAGCTTCTTGACGACGAAGACAACAAGCTGGATGAGCTCATTCTTTTGGGCTATGCTGAAATTTCGGCTACCAGTGATATGGGGTCGGACTATAGCTTAACTGCACAAGAAGAAAAAGCAGACTATAATAATGGGACTCAAGACGAGGAGAATTTGATGGATACAATTAGCGCTGAACTTGAAGCAAAAATTAGTGAACTTGTCGCCAAGCAGATTAGCGAGGCCCTCAAGCAGATGAGTCCATCTCAAGAAGTCGCAGAAACCGAAGTCGTAGCGACGGAAGAAGTCATCGATGTTAAATCAACAACAGATGAACTTGCAGAAGATGTAAAAGAGATTCCAGCTGCAGAAGTTGTAGTTGAAGAAGTAGTTGTAGTTGAGGAGCAAGTTGTTCAGGCCGCCGTTGAAGCTGAGGTCAAAGCAGCAGAGGTAGCAGTAGCGGAAGCAGTAGAAGTCGCAGACGTAGCAGAAGAAGTTGCCGCTCCAGCTGCAGAGAATTTTTCGATTTCATACTCGGAGCTGAAAGAATTCCATCAGCTTCTTAAAGAAATCGCACAATAGACCTTTAATCTGTCCTATACTTGACTTCACGGGCGGACCGTGGAGGACTGATGAAATTAAAAGATGAGTTCAATGCTGAACTAGCACGCTCAAAATCAATCAAGATTGATTCACTACTACAGACATTAAGCAAAGAAGATAGAGAATATCTAATAAGCGTTTTAAAGAATCCAGAAATTCCAACACGCTTAATTGAGAGAGTTTTAAAAAAGAAAAATATTCAATGTGGGAAATCAGCCATATTGAATTGGCGCAGAAGTAATGGTGTAAGAATTATCAGCAATACGATGTTGGGGGAGTGACATGAGTCTTAAGGAAGATTTAAATTCCGAAATACAAAAATCAAAACTAAACAAAATTACGGAACTGCTAGAACGCTCCGGAATTCCAATTGACGATATTGGCTCTGTTAGTAAAGTCAAAATTTCTGAATGGCAAGGCTTAACAAAAGACGAAGATGGTACTGCTCAGATTCATGACCTAGGTGGAATGTCGATAGCAATCCACCCAAAGTGGCATGAAGGACCAGCTTGGCCAGTTGTTCAACAAGCACAGCCAATCAACATAAAGTCTTTTCCTAAAACGAAAAGCGTAAAGACCGAATTCAAAACCGCAGTAATTTTGCCAGACCCACAAATCGGCTTTCGTCTTTACGAAGATGGAACACTAGACCCATTTCATGACGAAAGAGCAATGAATCTTGCGCTGAAGCTGGTCAGATATTTAAATCCTGATGTGGTTGTTAATTTGGGTGACTTCTTGGATTTTCCAGAATTTGGAAGGTTTGAACAAGAGCCAATGTTTGCAAGAACAACTCAAGCATCAATTGATAGGGGGTATAAATTTCTTTGCGAGCAAAGAGCCAATGCCCCAGATGCCAAAATAGTTTTACTTGAAGGCAACCATGACAGACGCATTCAGAAATCAATTTTGAAGAACGCTGCCGCTGCTTTACATTTAAAAAGAGCTGAAGCACCGGAAGAGTGGCCTGTGATGAGCGTGCCGTTCCTACTACGGCTAGACAGTATTGATGTTGAGTATGTCGATGGATACCCAGCGGGTATTTTTTACTTAAACGAAAATTTGGCCTGTGTACACGGAGATAAAGTTAGGTCTAACGGCTCAACAACCAAAGCAGTAGTTGACTCCGAAAGAATCTCAATCATCCATGGTCACATCCATAGAATCGAACAGACCTATATCACTCGCAGAACTTTTGACGGTGCAAAGACATGGTTTGCGGCATCACCTGGTTGTTTGTGTAGGACCGATGGTGCTGTCCCTTCCGTTAAGGGCTCAACCGATTCTTTCGGCAGGCCAATAAACGCAACAGAAAATTGGCAACAAGGCATGGCTGTTGTGACCTATAAGGAAGGCAATAGCAAGTTTCAGCTTGAAATGGTTCCCATATTTAACGGTGAGACTATTTTCCGCGGCGAACTATTCTCAGCCGACGAATAGGATGGATAACGGCGAACCGTTCTTTCAAGAGAACGACTTAAAATTCCCGGTTATAACTGTCTCTATATCTTACGATGACGTAAATGAGCCCATTCGTGTCGATTTAGGCTCCGTTCCGCCATTTATAGCTTGCGCAGTGCTTGAAAAAGTTACTTCTGTGCTGCGAGCTGTCTCTCCTGGCCCAACAGTTGCATTTCGTGGCGGACTCATTACCGATATGCCTCGACCTAGCGATATCACTTGGGAGCAATTTTTTCAGGCGTTTATAGATGACGACGGCGATGAGGATGAGAGTTAAAAAAAGAAGCTGGTAAATCTATTAGCCCCTGCTTGACACAAGATTTTAGTTAGACCATAATTATCAATACGAGGTGCTTACCTTGTGTCCCTTCCCATAAACAAAAATACTCTAAAGGAGTTAATAACATGGCTTATGACAGCCGATTGAAGGAACTTAAAGGTGCCCTCAAGAACGTAATCGCCGAGAATGACTCAATTGTCATGCACGTCGAGAGCAATCGCGAAGAGGGTGCTGCAGAAGTTCAAGCAGAAGTAAAGCACGTAGAAGCATTCCGCTCGAATCTTGCGAAAGCACGAGAGATTCGCGCAGAAATCGAAGCACTTGAAGGACTTAGCGAAGTCAAGAGTTGGGCAACTGGTTCAGTAGCTCCAGCACAGACCAGCAAAGTTGATTTCTCGTCCAATGACTCACGCAAGTCAATTGGTCAGCGCTTCATCGATTCAGATGAGTTCAAGGCAATTGGCAATGGCCGCAATGGTTACACCATGCAGGCTCCATTCCAGGCCAAGGACGTATTCACCGCAATGCCATCAGGTACTCCTGGCGACTTCGGTGCAGTACAACGCGAAGGCATCGTAGACCGCGCAAAGCGCGTTTCGCGAGTTCGTGACCTGTTCAACGTACAGCAGACAAACAGCAACATGATTGAGTACTTCCGTGTAAGCGGTTTTACGAACAATGCTGCTACTGTTTCTGAGCGCTCAGGCACCCCAGAAGTATTTACATCAAAGCCACAGTCGTCAATGACTGTTGTTGGTGTACAGGCTCCAGTACGCACAATTGCTCACTTCGAGGTTGCTCACCGCAACGTTCTCGAAGACGAGCCAACATTGCGTGGAATCATCGACAACGAATTGCTTTACGGCCTTCGCTTGACAGAAGATGACCAGATTCTTAACGGTAACGGCTCGGGCTCAAACCTGACCGGTATCCGTAACGTATCGGGCGTCCAAACTCTTAACTGGTCGGCAGGTGCAGTTGGCGATACTCGTATCGATGCAATCCGTCGTGGTATCACCAAGTCGCTTCTTGCATACTATGAGCCAACAGGCATCATTATGCACCCGAACGACATGGAAGACATCGAGCTGACCAAGGATGACGAGAACCGTCACATCATGGTTATGTCGGTATCAATCGGTGCAGAAGCACGTTTGTGGCGCTTGCCAATCGTCAGCACACCAGCAATCACTGAAGGCAAAGTCTTGATTGGCTCCTTCGGCGTTGGTGCAACACTGTACGACCGCATGGAAGGCACAATCCGTGTTGCTGAGCAGCACAGCGATTTCTTCGTTCGAAACGCAGTAGCCGTTTTGGCCGAAGAGCGCATTGCTCTTGCTGTTAAGCGTCCAGAGTCGTTCGTTGAGGTAACACTTAACAACGCTCCAGTCGCTCCTTAATAGCGATTAATTAATAAAGCTTTAGCCCCACGCTTCTCTTCTCACTCGAGAAGCGTGGGGCTTTTGCTATTACCCGATTCTTTTGATATAGTGAATAAATCATGCAAGTAGTATCACCAAAAGATATTTTTGAACAGGTCAATGGTGAGCTCGTCAAGGTAGCAAGAAAAGGCGAGCGCATCAGCATTGAGCAAGCTAAAAAGTACAAAATACTTCCAATAGCTTCCTCTGATTTGTTTAATATCGAAACCAAATAAAAATCATCATCCAGCAGCCAAACTTATTGGCTGTATAGATGTTGAATTGGCCTTAATTACTGGCCATTTATGGACAATAGCTTTTAACCCTGCGCCAAAATTCAACGCCTAGAACTAATTTTTTTGTTTTAGTGTATTATCGCAATATGGCGATTTTGAATTACACCGACCTTGAGCGCTTTATGGGTAAAACTTTTACAGATACCCAACAAGAAGCCGCGTCAATTATCTTAATGACGCTAGAAAACGAGTTATCATACTACTTAAACAAGCCATTATACGCTCAGGTCTTTACTAACGAAAAGCATATGCTTGAGATGGGTCAGCGTCAAATATTTTTGCGTAATTCACCGGTACGCAGTGTTACAGCATTCAGTGTTGGAATGAATAACCAGATGGTTAATCAGGTAATTAGTGATTTTGATATTTATCCGTGGGGTATTGACAACGTGAGAATTGCTGGGCAGGGCTACATAGCTTTGGTTACTTATACTGCCGGCGTTTATGACTCGGACTCAGTAGTGCTTGAAAGAGTTCTTTTGACCTCAAGCGCCAGAGAGATGAGCAAATTTTTAGCAGATGCTCAAGGCCTAGAAAGACTCAACGTTGAAGGTACCGACTATGTTTTTGGCAATAAGGGTGAATCTGGATTCACTACTCAAGAATTAAAAATGATTAGTCGACTCAAAAGAAGGATAGTTAGGTAAACATGCGTGGGGCCACAACCCTAATCAAGGTTCGACACCACAATCCAAATTCGATTGACTACATAAATCAGTCAGAGGGAATTTGGACTGTGTTGGCTGACGATGTAAGTGTTTATGGTTCAGTACATCAAGACGCGGCACGGGAAATAAGTTCCGATGCTATTGGCCAAATTGGTGAAGAAAGAAAAATTGTTATACGCCTGCCGCTTAATACGGATATTGAGTACGGGGATTTAATAGTTTTAGAAAATATGAACAGTGTTTTGAATGGTACTTACGAAGTTGAAGGTCTTGCTTTTACTAAAACCCATCTTCGCGCTTTTTGCAGAAGGTCCCTAAAAAATGGCTAAGCCACTCACTAACACCCAAAAAGTATACGCAAGTTTTGCCGGCGTAGAAAAAGCTGTAAAACAAATAGTACTTTCTGGCATTTATGAAATGCGCGATGCAGCGGGAGAAATTGCAGATGTTGGCGCCGGTGAAGTGCGTGAATTAATTAGTAAGCCGGGAACGCATAAACCATATATCCATAAAGGTAAAATTCGTTACTCTTCGAGTCCCGGTAAGCCTCCAGCTGCGCAGCCGGGAGAAACTTTACTTCCGTCTATTACCTCTAAAATAATTAGTAAGACAAATCAAAATCCAGCGATAGCTGAATTTGGCTCCACATCCCCAATAGCTAGAGAACTTGAATATGGGACAAAAGATGTTGTGCCTCGTCCGTTCATGCGGGTCGCTGCGTTATCAATGAGACATAAAGCCGTGGATATAGTTACAAAAAGATTGATTAAGGCGTATACCAGAAAAGCTCAAAAAATCAATGCGGCTTCAACTGTTGACATAGAAATGAATATGTAATGCCGGCTTTTGTATCCATCCCTGCATCCATAAGAACTATTTTAGTTTCGGCCTCACTAGCTGGGGTTGGCTCAAAAATTTTTAGAGATATTGCGCCACCTCAGACAGCCATGCCATATATTACGATTTCAGATGAGTTAGCAAACCCGCCGTCGCTTCTCGGAGACAAAAAAGTTCTTAGCCGAGATAGGTTGGTTCAGATTTCTGTGTGGCAAACCAGGCAGGCTGAAGACCTT